TTTTTGTTTCCAGTAATCTTCTCTTTTTTCTGTAGCTATTCTTTCTTTTTCTAAGAAATCTTGCTGAGCTTTTTGCATATCTTTTTCATGCTGCTGTTTATCAGCTTCAGCTTGTTTTCTTTCTTCATCTACTTGTTTTAATTTAGCAATTAATTCAGCAGGTGAATTAGAAAGACCTATTTGAGCAAATTCATATAAAGAACCACCAGCAGTATTATTCTGCATTAATTGTTGTTTTAATGCTTGCATAGTAGCTTTTACATTAGCTGTTGATTTACAAATTACATTAAGATCTGTTAATAGATTTTTCCACCCTTCCATTTTAAAAAGAATATTCTCTTCTTGAGAGTTTAAATATTTAACAGATACCCAAGGCTTTTCTGCACATAAGAATTGTTCTGCTTCTAACATCATCTGTCTTACTCTTGGCATTAAATGATTCATATGTTGTTCAAAATACCATTCTGTTTGAGAGTAAGAATTGTTAACAGCTTGTTGAACACCTGTAGCAGATTCTGAAGCAGCTACAGCACCAACTCTTTGTGGGGTTACACCTACTACAGCAAATGCTTCGTTTTTAAAATACTCTCCTAATTTTAACTTAGCTAATATTTGATCTGTATTAGACATATCAACTACTTGAAAATGTTGAAAATTAGTAGCTGTTAAAGTGTTAGCTAAAGAAGTATCAATAGGTGCAATCTTATAATCCTGCATAATCTTAAAGAACTTAGTAAAGTTCTGATTACCCCATGACTCATCCATTGATTTTTTAGGAATCATATTCTGATCTAATATCATAATCTTACCTACAGAATCAGCTAAAAGTTCTACAATCTGATTATTAACTATATTAAAGTTAATTTGAAATCCTTTCATCTTATCCACTAAAGATTGAGACATAGAATTCCTATCTGAAAATATCTTACCTTCTACAGGTAATTTAGTTCCATATAATTTATTTTTTCCTTTAAAGTCAAATTTACATCTCTGACCCCCTAAATAAATAGGTTGAAATTCAGATGGATTAGTATAATAATATCCAGTTCTATTTGAACCAATTTTAGTACCATGTCTTAATTCATTAATCCACTCCCATTCAATATGTTCTCCTTTAATTAAATTATCTTTTGTTTCTACTTTTTGTAAAGATTTATCATAAACAGGTTTATCAGTTACTTTATGATTTTCATCTACTATATCTTCAAAAACAATAGCACCTGTGTTATCTTTTACAATTAAATGTCCTACTTTTCTTTGAGAAATCCAATAAGCTTCTGTTACTCTTAACAAAAAAGGAGAATCTACTGGAGACAAATAAGTAGAGTTATTCCTTGTTTCCATGTCATACATAGAAAATGCAGGAGCAGAGTTAGACTCTCTATCTTGCCACCAAGCCTCCCAAGTTACATTTTTAGTAGATTCTGGATAAGGTTTGTTATAATCATTATACCAATGTGTTTGATCTGCTACTGAAGCTGGGATATAATTAGATCCAAAACCATTAGTAACTGCAAAATTCTTTAATTTTTCTATATCATCTTCATCCATTTGATCACCATAGATATTAATAATATCTGTAGCAGTCATATATTTTTGTTGACCTACATAATTACCTTCAGAAATCCAATATACATCTGGGGATTTATGATAAAAAGTAAATCTCGGATTCCATAATTCAAGTTTAATATCATCTTCTAAAACCCTTACATGCCAAAACTCTCTATCTGCAACTAACATATCCCTAAAACCATGAGCTTCCATTTCGTTCATCCTAAACCTATCATTATCTAATTCTATCATATGAGCAGCCCATTGCTCTGCAATACCTCTATAATTTTTATATTTAGTTTCTACTTGTGCTAAAGCAGCAGCAGAATCTATTTTTTGTTGGATTTGTTGTTTTTGTTGGGGATCTTGTACTTTATTAATATCAATACCTTGATTTCTTAACTCTTGTTCTATTTTGAATTTAGCATCTTCAGCTAATACCTGAAGTACATCTTGAAATTTCTTTTCATAAACTTCATTTTTAGAAAATTCATCAGAAGCTACAGGTATAATTTTTGTATCTCTTTTAGTAAATTCCCCTACCATTACATTAACAATGTTAGGTATAATAGGGTAAAATCTTAAAGGTATTTGAGTTTGTTCTAAAGTTTGAGCACCTAATTGATTAACATCAGGGGCAAATTCATTTTGTGTTGGATCTAAACCAAAATCACCCATGTCTAATACACCATTAGCCATGTTATAATTTTTTAGCATTTTTGGTCCAGTGTATTCTAATTGTCTAATGGCTACTCTTTCTAAAAAATCTAAATTCCATTTAACCCAATCTTCATCTTTTTCAGCATCTTCTACAAACTGCAAAGGAGTAATATTCCATAATTGATATGGGGAATTACTACCAGCAATATAACCTTTTAAAAGGTCTTTTGCTGTTAAAACTAGATCTGATTTTATTTTTCCTTTCTTAGCCATTTATAGAATTGTTTACACTACAATTTAATCATTTTATTTGTTATTAAAGAATAATTTTTAATGTTATCTACTTTTAAAGAATCCTTTTTTGGGAACTACATATTTATTATCTCCTAAACTCAAAGGTGCTAAACCTTGTGTTTTAAAGAATCCACCAGGTTTTCTAAACATTTGTGGTTTTGGCATTTCTGCTTCATCATTTTCTATAATATTAGATTTATGATACACACCTTCTGAAAAATAAAAAGATGCCATTTTTAAAGCATAATTAAATGCAAACCATCTATCATAATTACCTGTATCTCTGTATTCTTTAAATTCTTCTAATAAACCTAAATCTGTAATTCTTTCTACACCCCTCACTACTCTTATTAATTCTTTTTCCCCATCTTCATCTGAAGAATTCTTATATATCCTGTCTAATTCTTCATTTAAATAAGTTTTAGAATGATTAATTAATTCTGTTCTTAGTTTAGACTCAGAACCATTCATTGACATATAAACCCCATATTCTCTTGAAGATGAATTATTTATACCTAAATCAGCAGCCCATTTTAATTCATTTTTAGTTACCAAGTACTGTCTGAGATTTCTTTGTTTCATGTAATCTATAAAAGCAGATACATTTGATTCCACTAATGTATGAGCATTGTAATACTTAATCATGTATTCAGCTATTAAATGATGTTCTTTCATATCATCATATCTACCTACATACCAACAAACAGGTTTCATTCCCTCATAAGAAACATTAATAATGCCTGATTCTTTATCTCTTGACTTTTTTTCTATCATCCCTTTTACTATATAAATAGCAAATAAAGAATCTGATGAGGAAGACTTGTCTGTAGCAACAGGATCTACTCCTGCAAAATATACAAACTTATCTGGGTTTTCTACCATTCTATCTTCAAACATCTGAACACAACCTCTTTTATCATTTCCTTTATATGGATATTGGATAATAGGTTTTAAGTACTCTTCAAATTTCCATTTTACAGAACCATCTTCTCTCTCATAAAAAGATACATTTCTTAAATTCTTAGAAATATTTGTATCAAGTCTAATTCTATCCTGTTGTTTTTTAATTAATTCTGTAGGGTAAATAGATTCTTTTCTGTAAGCAAAAGCCTCTGACATATACTGAGGATTTTGAGATTTTAATAATCTATACTCTTCTGGTGTCAACTCTTTCCAAGGTCTTTCATCCGCCATTTTACCATACTCACCTTTTTTAAACCCTTCGAATTCAGCTTTATGTAAATAAGCCATAGCTTTAGAAACATCACTATTACCATATTCATCTACACAATTAGGCATACCATATTGAGCAGGGATGAATAATCCAGAATAGCCTTCTCCATCTATTTGATCATACCATTTATTTTTTACTTTTAAGAACCTATATAACTCTGGTTCTTTCATAAACTTCTCTAATGGTTTACATTCTGTTAAATCACCAACAGAACCACCAAAGATAAATGATCCTACTAAACCACCACCTGATTCTAGGGCTGGATTTAAATACCCTAAAGTAATATCTGCTGTAGGAGCAATACCACCTTCTTCATACCAACCATAATATAGTGGACCACCCACACCTTTTTTAGGATCTTTCTTTAGAGTAAGAGCAATTAAAGTAGACTCTAAACCTCTTGACTCCCATCCATCTTTAGTTTTAATTTGTTCTTTTTGAATCCAAGATTGGGCACCACCTGTAAAAGTTCTTTTCCAATCTGTATGTTTATTTAAAAAGTTAACATAAGACTCTATAAATTTCCATGTACCATTTTCACCAGTAATGAAATCATCATCTGAAGCAAATATTTTACAAACAGCTTTCTTTTCAAAGAAAATAATATTTACCATTTTAGCTGCATGATGAAATGAATATAACATCTTTCTTCTCTTTAATATACATGAATGTAGATGTGAAGCTTCTGCTAATTTTTCATATTAAGCCAAATGATATTGTGTATCTCTAATAGATGCATAAG